AGTGGAAGGTGCCACACTCACGGGAGCCAGTTTCAACAACAACGAAAGCACCACAGTAGAAACAGACACCAGTGCCACGGCAATGTCAGGTGGAAACAAGGTGTATTCAGCACTGTGGGCCAGTCGTATCGCACTGAACCTAGACGGAAAAATCAAGCAAAGACTTCAGTTGGCCAGAGAAGCAGATGGCACACCCATCACGCTGACCTTCGCCGCCGCATCAAACGGCACAAACACAGACATATTATACAAGTTTGGCTGGGAAGAACTCAGCAACTAGATATTTTTATTTTTTGTTATTTTAAAAATGCCCAAACTCCCGTGGGATTCTTACAGGCATTGTTGGTCATGTGCCTTTGCACTGTGTTGACCAATATCAATGATTGGTACACCCTACAATAGCCGTCGGATGTTCGGAAACTGTGTATGACTCGCACTTTGCCTTTCACTAGTCTTTTTTTGCTGTACCACGAAACAGTTTCTCCATCCCTGGTGTTGTTAAGGGCATGATATACCGCTGACTGATGAAGATTTTTTTCTTCCTTCCTCAAAGAAAATCTCAGATATTGTATGTGGTTCCATGCCATGCTCGGAGCACTCCATAGTTCGTTCTCTCCAAGAGTGGTTGGTGTTGGAAAGTTAAGAAAGGCTCCTTCTGTTTCTTTTACATAAGAGTTAGTACCCGATTGGGCCACACTCGCGAACAATAAACTAATTGATATAATGATAACCCGGAACAATTTCCCATCCTCCATCTATTTTTTCACAGGCTATAGATCTCTGATCTATCATTGTGCCTTTGTAGGGCATCTTCCAAGTGAAGAACTGGCAATTTTTTGCGATGCCGGCACCGTGTAGGAAGTCCTTGACGCCATCCTCACATTTGACAATTTCCTTTGTCACTTGATCAATGACCTCACCTTTTTCATTTTTTGTGATAACTGTTTCGTGTGATATATCGCAGTATTGATCGGACCATGGTCCTCCTGCCTTTGCTCCTGTGCTGATCACGAAAAGTATCATGCCCAACGCCAACATTACCAAAGCGATCAAGTAGAGTATTGTGTTTTTCATATACGATACTCTACTTTTTCAATACTTTTTTCACAGATGATTCAAGTTCTTTTGTGTCGATCATGGCCACTTTCTTCTTGTTCACTTCTTCAATGATCGCTTTCACTTCTTTCTTAGAAAGTTCTACCATCACATAAGATCTGTAAGATTTATTGTTGGTCGCATAGACCACTTGTTTTGTGACTTCATAGCCTCTAGCAAGTGTTTCTTCTATGACATTTACAATGATGTCCTGTGATCCTGCTCTTACTGTTAGATTTTCGTTGGTGCCCGCTTCGTCTTTCTTGATGGTGGTTTGATTATTCATCTCACCATTGATCCTATCAACTAATTTAGCCTTTGCCAAAAGAATACTTTTCTTCACAGCAAGTTCTAGATCGGGAGACACAGCAGTTGCCGCCTCTTGATATGAAAACATTGTTTCATGATCATATTTCACATACCATTTGGGAGTCTTGTTGACTACTCCGTTCTTGGCCATGTCTGGTTTTATCTTGTAGGTCGAACATTGTGCTACCAATAGACCTGTAAATATAACCAGTATTAGTTTTCCTAGTTTGTTCATATTTCCTCTCTATTCTTTCAACTTGTCAATTAGTCCCATGATGGAATCTAAAATGTTTCTGAAAATTTCAGAAACTGCCGACAAATTAAAATCGTTTGTGAATTGCTCGTATCCTGTGCCTATGTAAGGATAGACTGCCAAGAACACGCAAATCAATATTATTAATCTAATCATACTACTATTATAACACAGTTACCAAATGCGTCAACCAAGTTGATCTGGCTAAAAACTCTTGTTTTTATTGACTTTTTTATTATCATGATAACTGTATTTCCTGTTTCCATTGTGATCTTTTTGATTTTCCAACACCACAGGCACGTCTACAGATGTAGAAAGGTTGGTTGGATAATTTGGTTTGGTATTCTGTCATCAATTGATCGTTCGTAAATTCCCTTATGTCGTTGTGTTTCTCCTGTCCCATTAGATTTAGGTATGCTTCTGCCATGTGACAGCAAGGCCATACCTTACCGGTATAGTCGATGAATATGCTAGAGTCTCTGTTTCTTTCACAATCAGGGATGGCATCTGTGTAATCCACAGTTTCATAGGTTTGTATTGGTTTGATATGGGCCTGTGGATATATGTCCCAACGATCTGTTTCCTTTGAACGGAACCAAGTGAATCCCATCTCTTTGGCAAGTTCTTTACATTGTTTTACCTGATGCTGATTGTGTTTGAAAACCAACATATCCCAATGTGCTGATGCTCCTGTTTTGATGTAGGCACGGGCATTCTCCATGATTTTTTTGAAATTGGTGTTCTTCCTGTAGATATGATTGGTGTCTGCCAAGCCGTCGATGCTGAAAACAACATAGTCTAATGGACCAACTAAAATTTTACCCAGTTTAGAAAACCAATCTGGTGTTTTCAAAGATGCGTTGGTGTTCAATCCCAGTACCAAATTTTTTTTCAGAGATTTAAGATATTTCAGTATGTCGAGCAGTTCCGGAGTGGCACACGGATCTCCCACGTTGCCACAGAAAAAAATTTTGTTTATTTGTTTTATGTTGTCAACAGTAAAAGTTTTTTTAAAAAATTCAAGATCTAGGCTTTGTAATTTTATGTTAGGGTTTAACCCTTCTCCCAAAACATTCCTGGCACACTGTAGACATTCCGCATTACACAGACTGGTAGGCTCTATGTGTATCTCTTTGATGTTATTTAGATTCATAACACAAAATATCTCAATAAGCTCATTGTCAACATGAACACGATAACAGAATTTAAAAGTATGAGAGCTCTGTCATGCCATTTGTAACCAACCCACAACCATCCCATGGTTCCTGTCCAACCTATGGACACATCGTATATCTTGGGTATTTCCTCAACACTACGACAAGCCACAGCCATCAACAGCAATATCGATGAAATCCATTTCACATACCAAGTGGAGTCGTGTAGTGGTGTGACTTTGTTAATTGTTTTGTTTGACATTAAGGTAAATCTAAATCTTTTATTTTTTGTAATATTATATCTTTGTATTCTGGATTTGTAGACCAAGCAGTCAATCCATCAAGTAATTTTTTGTAATTTAATTTGCCCAAATCGTATTGATGATCTCTTTCCGTTCTAAATTTTTCGTAGGCAGGATGTCTATTGATGATAGCGATCATGTCTGAAACAGATTCACATTTATGGATATATTTTTTAACACCAAATTGTGCGTTGGGTATGCCCATGGGTTTCATGTGAGGTTGGGTTAAATCCCAAGTCCTCACTCCAAACAGAGCATTGCCTTCAATGGCAAACCTTGATTTGCCATATGCTGATTCTATCACTGCCATTGATATTATTATAGCAGAAGGTATTCTATGGTGCGGATCGGTCATTAAATTGAGATAGTCCACACACTTTCCAACGGCTACAACAAATGAATCGTTGTCATTGTATATAAATTCCGGTTCTTTAAATCCTAAAAATCTCGCCTTGTCCACCGCTTTCTGTTCTGTGTCTCTTATGATCTTTTTAGTGGACCATTCATTTGGCTTGAATGTACCATATCCGTATGAAGCAAAAATTATAAAAATCAAGGCAAGAACCTTGTACAAGGTAGTTTTTAAATTGTTAGACGTATCTTTGTGTTTAATAGTCTTCATATGTAATATGTGTTTATGATGCCCCCGGAGGGGCATCTTTATTTTTATACAGCCTGTCTTACTGTTTCAGTAGACTCTGATGTAGGTTGTAAACTTTCTTGATAAAGTTTTTCGGCTGTACTCATATAAGAGTTCCAGTCTGCTTTTGACAACCCAGTAAACCTTGTGATGTTTCCATCAGCAAGTATTTTGTATGAACCAGCAAGTCTGTGAGAACCATCTTCTTGGTATTTGTGGACAACACCTGTTGCCTTACTATCTGCGTTCTCTCTGCCAGGAATAAACATATACTTTCCTGATTTGCCGTTCCATGTGTTTTCAGTTTCAGTATCAGATTTACATCTTGCGATTACTTGGTCCAATACCAACTGTGCTTTTGCTGAACATTTATACATATTTCTTTCTCCTAAGTTAACCTAATTATAACAGGTAATGGTAAAAGGTCAACCAGAATAATACCGCAATTTTATTGGGTAATTTAAATAAGTGCATATGAAATTAGATGATATCATGATAATATTTGGTATAGCAGGGGTCATCTTGCTTGTTACCGTGTTATATGCTTTTCCACCTGATTCCTTGATCGACGCCATGAAACAGTCGGGATTCTAAATGATAAAATGGTTTTTGACTTCTTTAATGATCACAGGTGCGTGTATCACAAGTTGGCAACTACATCCATACTTTGGTTTGTTCTTCTTGTTCGCAGGCAATCTAGGATGGTCCATACAACTTTTTAAAATGCGAGAATGGGCGGCCATGACCGTGTTTGTTGTGATGGCATCGGCTTGGAGCTCAGGAATAATAAAATACTTTTTTTGGTGAGATAATTACTGATAATATGAGAGCAAATATCAATTTAATACCAAGACAAGATGTGGACTATGACATATGGGCTCCCATGGCGTTGGGAGTGAAACCATCACCAGATCCAAAAATTAATGCTGTGGAAAAAGAATGCCTCGAACTTTTTGCCGATGTCAAAAAAAATGAACCCATCGAGATATACAATAATGGTGAACCTCCAGCGTGGGGAGAGAGGGTGGCAGGTATATTAAAAAAAAATGGTTACGAAAATGTCACTGTTGATCCAGGAAACGATCGTGAGTATTTCCATAATAAATCTAAATTATTTCCGGATATTAGAAAACCATACAGAATTCAACCAATAGGGGATTTAAAGAACAAAATAGAAAAATTATTTGATTTTTATAAAACACAGACATGGACCATAGAAGAACCCAAGTCTGGAGTGTGTGGACACTATTACAGAGGTAGAATGCTATGGACACAGGTCCAATCAGGTTATGATCCCAATGACAGTGCCAACAAAGAATTAATGGTTCGTATGAAAGAACTATTAGAGCCCACTACAAAAATGGTTAAAAAATTTCTAGAAGAAAATGAAACAGTGGTAGAAGACCTAGATGCTAAAATTACCTTAAGATTATTAGACTACGTGAACGAAAACGATATAAATTCCAAATTGGCCAGTCATTTGGATGCCAGTTTATTAACAGGTTTATTATATCATGACGCACCATCACTTCACACCGTAGAATTCACAGATGATTCGTTGACCAGAGAGCACTCAATACAAAGAGACATCTCCAAAGAAGTATCTGAAGGAAACTGTTTTTGGGTACCTGGCTACGTATATGCTGATGAGATGAAATCTTATGTGTCGCCTTGTTGGCATGGAGTACAAGTTCCTATAGATTATGCTAGAAGATTATCAATGGTCATTAGGGTTGAATGTGAACTGATTCATAATGGTGCCAAGATCGAAATGCCTGGGTATTTTTGGAATGACGAGTTAAAAACGTGGACTAAATTGCCACTCACTGATATTTTTATCTATTAATTAAGTCTATTAAATTTTTTCAATAGATCCAAGTAAACCTTTTCCCAATATTCTTTGAACCACGGATCTTGAGCATTCGTCATCATAAATCTTGCGTTGTTCAACAATCTCGGTTGTTGATCCTTGTTCACTTTTATTTTTGTAATCATTTTAATTTTTTTAAAAATGCTTGTTCGTTGGCCAGTTTTTCTTCAGGAGTGAGCTCTGTCTTTATGACCTCGATCGTGGTTTCTTCTTTGGGTTCTTCTTTGACTAGGGATTTTGGTTTTTCTATTGGCATTCCGGATCTGTCGAACCATCTGCCGTCGTCGGTCTCGTAGGTGTGAGATCTAAAATTGTTACCGTCTATGCCTTTTACCAGAATACTTCTTTTATGAATCTTTCCTTTGTATGTTGTGCCATTCTTGTTGATCAATTTTGTTTGACCATATATGCCTCCGTATATCCTGTCTATATAGATAGGTTTTCCATTTTGGTCTTCACCATATATATTTGAGACTGGTTTGATTATAGGTTCTGGAACAGAGGGTGATCGTATTTCTTTTAGATTGTTTAAAATTTCTTTTGTTTTTTCACTCATGTGTTTAAAGAACAACTTTTGGCACGGATGAGTTACATTCGACGGATTTGCCGTCTCAATATGTATATAGCCTAATGGGCTTTTAAAGTTGGAAACAAATGAATGGTCACCAACTCACCTGTGCCTAAAAGTTATTCTTCCTTTTGTTAAATCATAAGGAGATATATCAACATCAACCTTATCATTTGTTAAAATCTTAATTTTGTTCTTTTTTATTTTACCACTGGCATATGCTAAAATATTGTGTCCGTTTTCCAACAAAACCTTGTACATCTGCCCAGGTAATACTTCTTGTATTGTTCCTGAATATTTTAGTACATCCTCTTTTGGCATATGTTAGTGTGTATTATAAGATATTATCAAAAGATGTCAACCAATGAAAAACACACTATTTCCAATATAATTCGTAGACTTTGACCCCATGCTTCCAACTGCCATCTACATCGTTCTGGGTGATATTATCAATTTTTACATCACCGTAACCACTTTTTTTAAGGTAGGCCTGGAAATCTTCTGATTGTACTGCTTTCCTCATTTTGGCAATAAGTTCTGGATCATCGCTGTTTGTGTATATCATTTTGATGATTGGAAAATCTGGTATTTGCATATCTAACTTATTACCAATATAATCTTTGTCTTTTGGATTGCCCTGTATTGGACAGATCACATCTCCATTTTCCACAGACGGTCTATTCACTCCGTGACCAACATAGCCTGTGTCTATGTCACCGGCGATTATGGCGGCAAGCACATTTTTACTTCCACCATATGGAATACCTTTTACATTGACTCCGGGTTGATTGTTTATGTCATTTACCAGTCCTTTGGATAGAATCACAGATGCTCCGCCCATTGTTCTAGCATCTTTTAAATCTTTTGGATCACGAGCATTGGTACAGATATCTAGATAACTTTTACCAATAAAAACAGTTTTTTCTGCTTTTGCAGGAAGGGGACAATCTAATTTCTTGCCCATTGCCGCGATTGCCACATCCACATTGTAGATCATGATAGCATCTTTTGTGGATTGGAATTTTGCTTCTGCATCCTCACAATTACCTGCTTGGTAAAAACTTGCTGAAGATATGTTCAATGCATTTTCAAAACTTTTTGCTAATACCGTTCCTGGTGATGCCTTGTTGCTGTGATTGACAATAGTGATTGCGTTTGCTGATGTGATCATAACAAACAAACTCATTATAATTAAACTGATTTTTTTCATGTTTCTCCAAAATTTTAGTTTTTTTAATAATTATGACTTTGTTTTTTCTATGATGTTAAAAATGGATCAGATAAACCTGCATGGTTGTCCATATTATCACATCTCCCAACAAGTATATGAATATAAAAGGCATGGCATTGATGTTATATCTTTTCATTATAAAACCAATAATTGTATATCCTAGTAGTAAGGACAAATAACTTATCCAAGATATTTCTTGTATAGATACATCCAAGTAAATCATACCTAACACCAACATCAATAGTATTATTTTTAATTGGCTATGTGCTAGTTTTACCATAGAGGTATAAAAGTTTATAAATCTAAGACTCAACAAGTAATAAAAAACAACAGTTACCAATGCGAATATTATTATACTATCCAACACCGACACTCCGGGCAGTACGGTGCTTGACGATTTGGCTAATTCAATGACATTTACCACTTTGATATCCATTATGTTGCTCACAATAATACTGCTTGGAGTAAAAGGCAATCCGAGAAGAAAAAAAGGCAACAGCATCATGATCACTCCGGGATTGTTGGCAGTCTCGGCCGCTATAATCTTGTCATTGGTATTGGATCTGGTTGTATGATAGGCAGTTGCCGCTGATAGTTCTGCTGACGGACCGGGAATCAAACTGACCACACAGCCTACTATGGTGTTTTTTACTACCAACCACCATGGCAGTTTTGTTTTCTTTGGTTCAAATTTTTCTTTATCGTTTTTGATAAATCCAGTGTCATATGAGACAACATCAGGAATGACAACCATTGCAAGTACCAACATAAAGAAAGTTGTGTGTTGTAAAAATATGGAAGCAGAGTACCAACTTATTGGCAAAGCATAATTGTTTTGTGGAGCGATGAAAATAGCCATGAATGCTATCAAAGCCGTCATTAGTTTTTTATTGCTAGTGAATATCAGAAATAATATCACTGTGTACAACAAAAAAAATTTTATTTCAACTCCTCCCATGAAACGCATTCCTGATGTTGTATAGGTAGTATAAAGTATCCATACCAAACACAGTGCCGAGAAGGCGCTTATCAGACTACCTCGCGACGTTTGCCATAGCAAACTGTTTCTTTCTGATAGTGATAACTTCTTAACATCATTGACATAAATCAGGCTACTCGCATCTCCAGGAATACCCAATGTGATGGTTGATACACTGCAAAAAAATTGAGATCCTATACTGCTGACTGCCCAGAACAATAACATTTGTTCGGGTGACCAAATTGTGGCAGTAACATACAACAGAAATGCACCCAAATATATAGGAAATACAGGAAACAATCCTATCAGTATTCCGGTCAGGATACCAGAAGATAAAATAATTGCAAGTTCCATAATGTTATTTTAACTTATTTTTTCTTTTCTGTCAAAATTTGACGAGGTGTTTTTGAACCAGGTGTGAGTTTTGATAAACGCAGGCTGAACAGTTTTTTTCTTCCTTTGTTGGTAACAATCACGGGTTGACCATTAATATCTGTTTCGATGCTTTTGATTGTGGCCTGTACATTACGGAAACGTCCAACTTCCACTTTATCACCTGCCTTGATTTCTATTTTATAACTTTTCATTTTGTTAGACTATTCCGCTCCAATCGTCATCGGATATTTCTCGTCTTCTTCTTCTTTTGGTTTTTTTCTTTTTTGTTTTTAGTTTTTTGGTTTTTTTTGTTTTATTTGATACAAACATATCTAGATATTTTCCAAAATATTTCATATCAATCTCCAAACAAACTCAAGTCAAAATTTAATACAGTGGCAACTAGATGAACTCTATCTTCTTCTCCACCGTTGAATGCATTATGATATTTTGTGTTATTGGTTATCCATACGTGTCCGTCTGCAGGCATATGAAAGTTCACTGACTCAACAACCATGTGAGCACCGGGATTAGTTATGATAGGTATGTGCAGTCTGGGTTCGGGATCTCTATGCCAGCTCAATGTTGTTCTTGGCAGTTTCCAAAGCAGTCTTATTCTACCCAATTGATACTTTGTAGATAATGTATCATACACTTCTTTGAAGTAAGTGTCTTCAAACAATTTGACAAACTCGGAATACTTGGTCTCGTCTATGGGTTTTTCTCGAGTAACTTCTATCCCCGTGTGATCTGGCTTTGTCCAAAAGTAGCCTCTCACGTTGCCTCCGGTTATGGAATTTGGATCACCGGGTATCTGTGTTAAACAAATTGCATTGATGTCTCTTTTACCAAGCGGAGATTGTCTAGCCACACGACTATCGACTTCTTGTACTGCTGATTGTAATTTGTTTATATCAAAATACAAATTTGGATCTTGATAAAAACCTTTTGGATATACATTCATTATACATCAAAAGTTATGCCTTGTGCCAAAGGCAAATCTTCTCCATAATTTACAGTGATGGTTGATCTACGCATATATTGTTTCCATGCATCCGAACCACTTTCTCGTCCACCGCCTGTGTCTTTCTCTCCACCAAATGCTCCACCAATTTCTGCACCTGAAGGACCTATATTAATATTTACAATACCACAGTCTGATCCCAGCACAGATATAAATTTTTCTGCTTCTTGCAGATTATCTGTAAAAATACAAGAACTTAATCCCTGTGGAACAATGTTGTGTTTTCTGATAGCATTATCTAGAGTGATATACTTCAAAATGTACAGTATAGGAGCAAAAGTTTCGTTGTGTACCAACTCGTCCTGCTCTTTGACTTCCACTATGGCAGGTTTTACATAGCAACCTTCGATAACTTCTCCACCGTGTACAATATGTCCTCTTTCTCGACATTTTTTTAAAACTTCTTGCATTCTATCAACAGATTGTTGATTGATCAAAGGTCCCACTAAATTTTTAGGATCCATTGGATCACCTATTGTCAAACTGCTGTATGCAGATTTAATTTTTTCAAGTAGTGTATCGTAAATGTTTTCGTTAACAATCAATCTTCTCAGTGTTGTACATCTTTGTCCGCAAGTTCCCACAGCACTGAATACTATGGCTCTAATCGCAAGATTCAAGTTTGCGTGTTGTGAAACTATCATTGCATTGTTACCACCCAATTCTAATAAAGATTTTCCTAATCTTGCCGAAACCCTCGGAGCCAATGCTTTGCCCATCTCTGTGGAACCTGTGGCACTTACTAATTTTATTCTAGGATCGTCTGCTATCCATTCGGCGGCTTCTTTTCCGCCTTCGACTATGCCCAATAGATCTTGTAAATGAAATCTATCACCTTGTGTATGTTTCACTGTCACGTTTTTTAAAAATTCAACAATTGACTCATCCCATAACTCTTTACATTTTAGAGTGATGTTCATACTGAGGGGTGATGGTTTCCATACAACAGAATTTCCACACACTATAGAAAGTATATGATTCCATGACCATACAGCACAAGGAAAATTAAAAGCAGATATGACCCCAACAACTCCGAGTGGATGCCATACTTCCATTAACTTGTGATCTTGTCTTTCCGATGGCATGGTCAATCCGTAAAGTTGTCTTGACAATCCCACCCCGAAATCACACATATCTATCGCTTCTTGTACCTCTCCTATTCCTTCCGCAATAATTTTTTTGGAATCCTTTGTGACCAGTTCTCCTAACTCTTGTAAATTTTCTCTTAATTTGTTGCCAAATATTCTGATTAGTTCTCCTCTTTTTGGAGCAGGAACATTTTTCCATAACATCTGGGCGTCCATGGCCCTGTTGACAATCACGTTATATTTTTGTTTATCCATAAAGTTCTCCAAATTTATTACCAGTGAATACATCAAACGGTATATTTTCTTGACGTTGAAATCCTTTGCCTTTTAATTTGCCTTCGGCATAGGCCAGGACTACCGCACAGGCCCCGGATGCAGTGGTTCTCTGTATGGCACTGAAGTTTTCATCTCCGTAAATTTTTTTACTATACGTTACTTCTTGTAGCATACCATTCTTGATGCCGACCACACTGACGAACATCACAATGACATCAGCGGTAGTGTAAGGCACTTCCTGATCAAATAGATCAATAAATTTTTCTTTGTTGTGTTTTAAATTCAAATCGTCCAACAAGAATTTCATGCTGGCATGATGTCCTGGATATCTTATGGTTTTGTAGTCAAGTGTTTTGACTGTGTCAGAAAATGTTTCACACATAGAGGCCGCTCCACCAGATGTGTTAAAAGCCTCATATCTATCACCATCAACATATAAAGTTTCTAAACCGTCCAATGGTAGTGTTTTGATGTGTTTGTTATTTCTAATAACATCACAATCATTTACGTATTCGTTGATCAATCCGGACGTACTCCATGTGAGATAATAGGCCATGGCATTGTTTGGATACTTAGGCAATGCTCCACCTCTCATATTAACTTTGTCCACTCTTTCAAATTGTTTGATAAGATTACTTGCAACAATATTAATGGCTCCCGGAGCAAAACCACACTGCGGCATCATGAATGTGTCTGATTTGAAAGTCTTGATGTGATCTGTCACTGCTGTGTCTTCTGTGAGATCAAAATATGCCACATTGAATTTATTACAGGCATCTGCTATCAAAGGATTAGCATCATAAGGTGCTCCTGAGACCAATATATCTTGTTTAGACACAAAGGATTCCAGGTCGTCTTTGTTGAATACATCTATCTTTTGTACTTCATTTTTTTGTATTTTGTCCGCTATACTAATATTATGATCTGTTGTTTTTAGATAAGCATATATTGTTGATCCAATTTTACCAGAACCTATAATTCCAATATTTTTCATTACATTTTTTCTCCTATTTTAAATCCTCTAAATCTTAAAAATCTAGGAAAACGTAGACTATATTCCCTAGTCGTGTCCTGATTTTGGGTTATTGCATCTGCTCTAATTTCAACAACCTGTCCTAATAATTTATCTTTGTGTTGCCAATATGTTTCACGATCCTGGTCTGTCAATCCAGATCCCACATTAGTTTTTATAAATTTACCATCGTCGGTACCTTCAACAATGAGAGCACCCAGTTTACCAATATTTCTACCCGTGCCTTCTTCAACATCTTTGACAGTTAAAGAAACTTCTATAAAAGGTTTTACTTTTAACCAGAGGCTGGATCTCTTACACTCGTAGATACCTCCCAATGGTTTAATCATGATGCCTTCGAATCCTCTGTCTATACACATCTTGTTATAGTCTGCAAACTGTTTCTGTCCATCGTCGTCATTTAAATCTATTTTTACATATTCTACTTTGGATATGTTTGGACCATAATCATATCCGTCCAACCATTCCTTTCTTTGACCCAAAGTGTCATTTGATCCACCCTCCTTGAAGTGTTCAAGTGGCAGGCAATCAAACAGGTTTAGCACCGCATCGTCCGTCTTCGCTCCACCCTTCCTGTGTATCTCCCTCATCAGGGTCTGGAAGTCATCGCTCATTACCTCACCATCGAAAACCATGCTCTCGGACATCTGATCGAGCATCTCGTCAAATTGTTGAAGTATCTTTGGAAAGTTAACCAATTCCTTGCCGTTTCTTGAGAACATCTTGACCTCGTCCTTGTCCACGTCACATATTGTTATCACTCTGACTCCATCCAGTTTGGGTTCAACATACACTTCACCTGTCATCTTCTTCTCGTGCTTCTTGCTGTCGTCTGCCAACATACACTCGAACACAGGAACTTTCATCGTAGAATGCTTATTGATTGTCTTGTGTGTGACCCCACATCTTAGATCTTTTATCAAGATCCTACGATACCAGTCGTTCCATTCTTCCATGTTTGATCTATCACAAAGGTCTTGGATCACATCTCGCATTTCATTGCCTGTGAGAGTTCTGTCTTCCAATCTTCTCAAGACATCATCAAATTCTGTCTGTGTGATTCCTGTGCCATCCTTCTTTGATACGGGCACCTTCTGTACACCAAAGGTCCTGAATCCATCCAAGGCCGCACCAACGCCGTTGAAGAACCTGATGTTCTCCGCATCGCTCTCACGCCTGATAATGGCCTCTTTCTTCAGTCTCGAATTGTCCGCTTCCAGTTCTTGTATGATTTTCCAGGGTTTCATTTTATTACTCCTAACATTGTAAAATGATTTTCAATAGACCACAAGTCTAAATCAATGGGTTCTCCTCTTAAATTTTTAATTGTTTTGGTAAATCCTGCCATTTTATATCTTCGAAATGGATATTGCCATGTGGCATTGTATTGCCATTCTCCTTCCAGGATGTGTTTGTCAGCATCTGATATAAGGCACAAAGGCATATGGATTGCTTCGATCTCAGATATATGACCTTCCAGGTATGCTTGTAGTATCCTATTTTGTGGTATTGGATGCTCGAGATGTGCTTTGCCCTCATTGGCACCTTCCGCCACATAATGGGCCTGTCCAGGACATCGTGCCTTTTGTGTGTCCCTCAAGTATCTCTGTAAAAAATAAAAGTACTTGCCTTTGACTTCTCTGTTGACATTTTCACTTAATAAATCGTTTTTGAATCTATTTAGAATTTCTACATCTGCCTCAAGCGATACTTTGTTGGCAGATTTAAATTGTAACTTACCTACCAATTCGCGATCTAATCGCATATATCTATCTAGTTCAAACATTGTTTTTTATTTTACAATAAGGAACAAACTCTGCACAGATGTCGTTTTTCAATAAACCCATGGACACTTTAGGTTCGTGTGGTGGATTGAACTGATCATCTTCTGATGCGTGTGAAAGATATGCTTCTCTCATAAGAGTACTCATTGCCACTGGTGCGTCCCATGATGTGCCTCGGCAATGTTGCCATTGCTTTTTAGAGGCAGAATGTATTCCTTGTGCATTCCTTCCACATATATCGATCAGTGCCGATAGAATTTTATCTATCCAATCTTTGGGTAGAAATTTAGTTGCACCGTCTTCTTTTGCTAATGCGTACATTTTTACAAGTCCTATGTAGATACCTTGATTGATTTCTCCTCCGTCCTCATCTCCGTAATATTGTTTGATTCCCAACAATATCTTTTCAAGAACATCAGCATCGCCGGTCATTTCTAAACCTTTGTATGCATAATCAAAATGTGAGAAATAGTGTTTGTTTGGACCACACTTGCCCGGGCTCTTTCTCACTCGCTTGGGTTCTAAATCTATAGCACATTTTTTGAATAGGGTATCAACAGTGTAGGCATTTTTTACCCTAGGATTATTCCTATCGTTTTCAGAATGGACATCGTTGTGCCATCTGTGTAATAGACCCCTGTGTATCTCTTCTGTGCCTGCCCTCAATATACCTGTGTCATTCAATATCTCAAATGCAATGGCATCAAAAGATTGATGTGATGTCTCAACATAGGTCATGGGCACTGCCTTGAAACCCAATACCGATAATGCGACAGACGTGTGTTGTCCATCAAACAAAAAGTATTTTCCGTCTCTTTTGACTGCCGATGCGGGTCTTACCACTCGGGGATCAAATTTTTCACATATACGAACCACGTGTGAAGGTCTCAAGTCTCGTTGTACAGAGTAATTGAAACATAGATCGTCATTGATCTCCACTTGTGAAATACCTTGCGGTAATATCATTTCAGGATCTTTTTGTAATTCTTTCAGCCTATCTCTGGCTGTTTCTAACCTTGTTTTGAAATTGGCTACTTCATCTTCGCCGTCTTTGTAGAATTCCTCAACTACTTGATTGAGAGTTTTCACTTTGTTTTCCATATCATCTCCTGTATGTTGACTCAATTACACCCAAAGGGTGCGGAGTCGTGTGTTCCGCCGAATATAAGCGAGATCCGACGGAACAAGTTTATAGACATTTACTTTAATATGTCTTGTTAATTTAATTTTAACACATTATCAAAATATGTCAACCGTCTGTTTTTAAACAACAATATTACTTTTTGGTGGTGTTTTGATAGGTGAAGTTGCATTCTTGTACTCGTTGATCACTTTTTCATTGGCCAATCCAATTACCACAATATTCCTGGTTTCTATTTCTATATCTTTTGATTGATCCATTGTGGGCACAAATGTACCAAAAGCCAGTCCCTGTGGGCTCATCATGATTACCAAAGGTTTCTGTATGGTAATTTTATTTTGATCGTGATCAGTTACTTTGGCAATGACTTCTTCCCCAGTGACCAATTTTATAGTTGCTATTTTTTCTTTTTCTATTATCATTGTTCTATTGTATATGACAAATATTTTTTTGTCAAATGAACTGCTATATAAATATTGAAAAATGAAAACCTATACTCCCACCGATCAGAACACAAAAGACTTATTAAAAAATTGGACAAGGAAAAATGGCCAGCTCTGGGAGATATTTTTAAAATATGGTCCAGACAATACCATCACTGCAAAAACACTTGAACAAATAGAGCAAGATACAAATACCACTGTCAAGACTAAAGGTAGAGTAAATTTTCAATGTTATCCGTTCAGTGAAAAACACAACATCAAAGAAACAATATTCCATGGGTGGGAATCTAGCACATTTTATCAAAATTTTCAATTGAACAGTGAGGGGTTGATTGAAGTTAGAGACCTACCTCGAAACACGATACCATACGAAGAATTTGAGAAATTTGCAGTAGAAAAACTTGATAAAAAAATAAAAGACTTTATCGATTCGCATGATGACATAGTTTTAATGTACAGCCAAGGTATAGACTCGATACTATTAATGGCTTATTTGCACAAATACAACGCTCTAGGTAAAACAGAACTCGTATATGTGAATAATCAGGAGCCTGACTATGAACCAATAATGGTCGATGGAGAAATATTTTTGCCTTTGTGGAATAAAAATCCTTACATCGAGACATATTGGAAAGACCGTCTTAGCAATCCAACTTTAAAATACAAAAATCATCATGAGAATAAGCATAATCCCAATAAGTCACACGTTCTCAGTGAAGGTGCAATTCTGAAATTTGACAACAACCTTGACCTGAGTTTTGAAAAAACACTTGGTTTTAAGAAAGTCACCGAATTAAAAATGAACGAGGACACGCTGATCAAATGGGCGAACAATAGAGATCCAGAACCATTTTTTAATTATCAATCTTATGAGGTCGCCGAACAGTTCAAAGATAGACCTGTAATAATCGGCCACGAAGGGAATTCTGTTTTATTTCATAAATGGGAATGGGTCAGACGTATCGGAAAACACATACCTATCGATGAAAATTATTATACAAAAACTGTAAACGGCATAGATTGGGATTTGGAATGGGACAACGACTGGGGAATCATAACACTTTTTCAACCAAAACAAAGAGGGTATGATAATAAAGACATAGGCAACGAATTCACTCCAATTTCTGATTTTGAATTGATGTCAATGTTGCCTTTTATTGACACAGAAACTATAGATCCTTTAGATGTAGCGAACGCAACAATGATTAAAAAAATGATACATCAAATGGTTGGAGATAAATTTGATCACTTGATAGTCAAAGAAGGTAACAATTGGATGAATTTTTGGACTCTGGCAAGGATACCCGTTTCAAAACTTGATCCTGAAAATTTAAATTTATATGTGAATAAAAAAAGCAACCTTCATAATGTATCTTTTTGTAAGAAAGCATTACAGGTGGCAAAAAGAACGGGTTGGATATTTGCATCAGATCTACTACAAATGAAATTCACAAACAAAGTGACCTTGCTATATGCAGATAACTTTCCTACTGCTGTTGTAAAAATAAATTAAAATTTATATTTTCCGTGTTTGAAAACGTCGTCCACTAATTTTTGACATTCGTCATGCCAGTACTGTCCGCTTTCTCTCAATTGCTCGTTCATTGTTCGCAGTCTTTCCATTTTCTTTTTCAATGTTTTTAATTGAGTGGGAGATATTATTTTTTCCAGTTCTTTGATTTTGGTTATCTTGTCGATCACATCATCAATGACCGGGCAGGTTATGTCGGGAACTTTGGGAGCCTTTTTCCTTATTTTCATCCAAACCTGTTTGTGCTTTGGTAGTCTACGTTTTTTCATTCACACCCCTGTTTAATATGAAATATTTAAGGTTAGGATGACAAATGAATATACGACATTATAAGTTATACGATCGTATTATGTTGGGGGAACTTCTGTTCCCAGGTGTCCCCAAACCCGCAAGATTGTTGGCTATTAAGCCGCTAATCTTAGTTGAGATTGACCAACTGTTAGGTCAGCAAATCCCAATGCTTTTTTATTAGCATTTATAAAATAACCCGATTACGTCGGAATAATCACGATGAACTCCAGATAGTTTTAACTGTCAATCGATCCTAGTTCACCCCCTCAAAGCACAAATCTATTGTGTGTGTTTCAAGTGAGTGGTGGAGGTGGTCGGTACTGCCCCGACGTCTTGTCCAGGTATTGTCTACCCATCAACGTCCATGCTAGTATTTAAACACATTAATGGTATTTTGTCAATAGGTTGACACTTGTTTTTTTGGATGCTAATATAAGTTTATGCCAAAAAACAGAAAATTTATTTTTACAGATAAAACAGCACCCGCTGAAGAACAGGTCAAAGAAATTGAAGCACTGGGTTACAGACGAGCAGTGAAATCTTATCAGTCCGGTTCCAAAGCAAAATTTGTGGAAGTGGAATGGACTACCAAAAGTGGTGAGGAATTCTACAAACTACAAAAATTACCGTTGGGTAGATCAAAAAAACTAGGTAGATAGTTTTTAACACATCTATCAAATCTATAAATACGATTACAGCGCCACTCCAGTAGTGACGTCGGAATTAACAGGACGCTTGAGTTTTACTCTTTACTATTTGACAGAACGCCCTTCCGTATGGTATAATAAACCTAGTAATTAAACTTAAAACTAGGAGAATATTATATGAAGAAAATGATTCTGACGTTGTTGATATCTATCATAACAACAACAATATCGGCCAAGGAATTTACAATGGCCATTCAACCCACCTTTGGTGCTCATCAGCATATAGGATATGAAATAATCGAGAGATTAGAAGCACGAGGCATAACAGTAAACACAGTACCAACAAAATCATCCATCAAAGGCAATTCCTTACTGATGAATAAACAGATAGATGTCAACGTGGGGTCTATCACATCGTTCATTGTTTTAAATGATAAGATGCCTGAGCAAAGTTTGTTGCTATCTGCCATTGGGCATTACAAGTATTTCTTACAATGTACACCTGACATCAAAACAATGGACGATGTTAAAACTACAAAAATTGTCACTTCTGGTAGAAACACCTTGGAACATCACACAATCAGGTGGTTGGCAAAAGAACACTTTGGAGATCCTTATGCACTTGATGAAAATTTTATTACCATGAAAAGACCTCAAATATGGCAAATATTGCAGGCCGGATCTTCTGACGTGAAATGCGTGATGACCGGAGCACCATTACAGAACAAGATACAGGACGAACTGGGTTTTGTTACAGTTGCCACAAGTGATGTTGAAAAAGGTATAGCAGGATCATACAATGCCTATTGGACAAGGAAAGATTGGGTTGATCAGAATCCCAGTTTGGCTTATGCTTTCATAACAACAGCAGTAGAAGTTATACGTGATTACAACAAAGACCCTATAACAATTTTGGAAAAATTTATTCAGAAAGACAAAATGGACACAACTGCGGAGTATCTACAAAAAGGACACATAAAAAATCAAGCAATATTCCATTCCGATCTAAGGGGATCAGAGTATTTTAATAATTTTTTATACGAAATAGAATATCTCAAAGATAACAAAGGCGACATATCAAAAATGATCTATCGTGCAGGGGCGTTGAAATAATGCAATTGATTTCCGTTGCTCCTCTCAGAAACAATGTAGAGTTATTTAGACCTATAACTCTACATCTACGACCCGGCGAAGTAAACACGTTGATGGGAGCATCGGGTATTGGAAAAACTAGTCTTCTCGAATGTATCTCCGGAGGTTGTGAATACACAGGAAAGATCATAGACAATTCAAATATTTTCAGGGTATTTCAAGACACCAATCAACTATTTCCTTGGATGACCGTGAGGGAAAATTTAAGACTGGTTACAGATATAAATTGGAACAAGATTGCTAAAAAATTAAAATTAGAAAAACATTTGGATAAAATGCCCAACGAGTGTTCAGTTGGTCAGAAACAACGGTTTACTCTGATGAGAGCTCTATATAGTGATAGATCAATATTGTTATGTGACGAACCCATGAGCGGTGTTGATGGTGCCACAGGAAAAGAAATAGTGAGAGAATTTAAAAAATTAGTCAAAAGCACAAACAAAAAAGTTTTATGGGTCACACACAATCAAACAGAAGCCAAACAACTCGGAAAGGTTATAAAAATACAATGAAAATAGCATTAACTGGACATACTTCTGGTATTGGCAGAGAGTTTGCTGAAGCATTGAAAGATCAAGAATTAAAATGTTTTAGTAGATCAAACAGTTATTCAATTGATACTAAAGCAGAAAGAGATAGGATTGTTAGAGAAGCACAAGATTGTGATGTATTCATCAGCAATGCATTTTCTGATGAGAACCCATGGGGTCAAACAGAATTATTATTTGATCTATGGCAAGTTTGGAGAGGATTAAACAAAAGGATAATCTTAATATCAAGTTCTAATACACATCGATGGGAAAAAATAATGCATGGCACTCGAGGAATTCAATATAGAACAGCCAAACAGTCTTTGGAGAATGCCGCAGAGCAGTTATGGAATGAATCTGATTGGCCATTAATCAATATTGTGGCTCCAACACTGATGAGAATTGAGAGAACTAAACATCTTAATTTTGGTCATCAAATGGACCCAAAAAATCTTAGCGATGCTGTAAGAAGAATATGTTTTGAGCAAGGACATCAAACACGAAAACTTATTTTTAATTGGTGGCCCAACACAGAAGGAAAACAATGAACGGCATAAAAAGTTTTGCGATAATATTGGTTATTTGGCAATTGATATCAATGCTCATAGGAAACAGTTATATCTTGCCAGGTATAGATCGATTAATAGTAGAATATCCAAAATTGTTCTCTGATCTTAGATTCATTCATTCACTGAATGATACTTTAATTTTTTTATTCAAATCTTGGATTTTAATATCAATAATTTTATTTGTTGTTGTTATTTTATCGGTATTAAACAGATCTTTTAGATTCATATTTAAGAGCCTATGTGCATCTTTACAGCCTACACCAACGTTTGCATGGTTACCGGTGTTCTTGCTTGTATTTGGCGTAAATGAAATCACAATGATATTTTTATTGATATTTGCAACCATATGGATGGTAGGACTCAACATGATTGCTGTGCTAGAACATTCAATCTCCCAGTGGTCAAAGCATTGTGTTAATTTAAAACTATCTGTGCTAGATAGTGTTACCAAAGTTTATCTACCCAGTCTAAAACCTCTACTGATAGCCAATGTTAAAACTTGTTGGAATTTCAGTTGGCGAATACTGATTGGAATAGAAGTTGTATTTGGCACAATAGGACAGCACTGGGGAATTGGAACATATATGACAGATGCAAAAGATGTGATGGAAACATCCACTATGTACGCTGTCTTTTTTATTATTATATTAATAGGTATCGTAGTGAACGAGCTATTTGATAAAACCCTTAAGGAGAAAAAGTAAAATGGATAAAAGACTAATAAAATTTAGAGTAATAGGTGGAAATTTTGATGAAGAATTGTCTTATTATAAAGCAAATTTTGGAAGAGAACATTTAGACAATGTTCTCAAACAAAAAGATCATAAAAGAGCAAGAAGGATGGGTCAAGCCAATGTTGATTATAAAGAGATAGGGATTAAAAGAAATTCACGTGGTTATGTAGATCCTGATAAAATGCCAACGTTAGAAAAATTAAGAAAAGTAATTGGATGGAAAGATACTCAAATGATTATTCAAAAGTATGAGCAGGGAGAAATGCAACTTAGACACACTGATTATATGCCAGGACACGACATTGCAGAAAGAAAAGAATTGTATTTTAAAGCAAATGAATATAAAAATTTAAAATATCATAGAATGCTTTTGATGTTACATGATCGAAAACCCGGACAATTCATGCATCTTGAAGATAAGATTATTAATAATTGGAAAAAAGGTGATATGTTCTACTATAATACTAGAAAATATTATCATGGTGCTGGTAACTGCGGAGTTGAACCTCGTTGGATATTAAGAATAACAGGAACACCAACTAAAAAATTTGAAGAAATTAAAAAAAGAAAGGTTATAAAACTATGAAAGAATTAATTGTTGAACTAATTCATCAAACACCTGGAGAGTTTGAGATACCTTCTAAAAATTATAAAGGTATGAAATATAGGACTGTTTATTTTATAGATAAGTGGGAACAAGCTCAGATATATGAAGTTGATAATAAAATAATATCTAAATGGAAACAAGGTTCTATTCATACAATATCTTTTGGACAATCTTATTGTTCTTTAAATTTAAGTAGACAGCATCGTAAATTTGTTGCTTTATATCATAATAAAGAAATAACAAAAAAAGATGTGTTAGAGCTATTAGATGAACAATTAAAAAAATTTATATGATAGATGTTTATTGGTTTGCTGACCAAAAAAAGCATTTAAGTAAAGTAACTGCGATTGAGTCTGATTCTAATTGTAAATTTTATTACAAAACAGATGCTTTAAAAGAATACAATTTTAACAACTATTCTGATAACACTCTGGATGAATTAATAAAAAATAGACTTTTAAAATTAAGACAACAATACACTAGATTAGTCTTATGGTACAGTGGGGGAACGGATAGTAAAACTATATTAGATTGTGCTTATAGACACAGCATTAAATTTGATGAAATAATTTTTTATGATAAGTTGTATAATCCATATCCATTATATAAAGAAGAAAAAGATATGGCCAAAAAAGATATAGAAGAATACAGAAAAAAAATTAATACTAAAATAACAATATTAGGTGTTGGCTATGAAACAGCCAAAAGTTTTTATTTAAAACACAAAGAAGATTGGGTTAGGCAACCTTTTATCACAGATAGATTTAGCAAACATATGAGATATAATATTTTAGATACTCACCCAACAGAAAAAGAAAGATTATTGAATGATAACACTGTTCATATAACAGGAAATGATTATCCAAGACTGTATCTTGATGATAATAAATGGTATTTAATTTATTTTGACACACAAGAATATTGCACATATTATTTAAAGCAGTTTTTTAATCTTTTTTGGGATGATTTTGATATTTTAAATTGGCAAATTTATAAGTCTATTAATTTTTATGAAACACAACAAAATTTAAATAATGAAAATGTACAGAAATTTCAAGCACATAATCCTATATTTGATCATAAGGAGTTTAAAAAAACATTAGGAAGGATTATGCCAACAAACAATTACATTGCGTATGGTAAGCAAAAAATCTTTGTAGATGTTAATAATGACAATTATGAGTGTGCATCCATGGAAAAATATGCCAAAGAAAATGATAAAGAAGTTTTTGACATCTATCAAGAAGGAATGAAAGTATTAAAAAGTATTAATTTTGAAAAAGCAATTTATAGTGATTTGATCTACATTAAAGATCAAAATTTTTCAGAAAATAGTAAGAATACGGACTACTCCATCTTAGGCTAATTTCTCTGTCGGGTTTCATGATAATTTCATTTTTATCATTAGTTAACAAAGGAAAATAAGACAAACAACTAAAATCATTTATGATCATGTCGGCAATGTTAATATAATGTTGTTTATGAGCATTTTTTATTTCCAAAATAGACTGTGTGATCGATGTGGATTCTTGGACACTAAATTTGACCATGGTTCTTTTGTTGTTGTACTCTATTGTATAATTTGTGACTTTGTTGTTATTAAACTTTATTTCTAAAGGATTTTCGTTTGTTTTTTTTAAAGTGTCTACATAGATTGATATATCTAAATGTTTATTCATTGTCGTCCTTGAATCTATCTTTTAATTCTTCTGCTTTCTTATAACTCCAATAGTATAAGGCATCAAGCCATATTAGATTTACAACATATCCCAACATTGTAAATCGTATTCCCATTATGCTTGGTAACAGATATAATCCCAAGAACAGGAAAAACACATAATTGAACACCCTCTCATTAGGTACCCACCAGTTCAGCCAGTTGTACATCTACGTTCCTTTCGACAACAGATCGATTAATTTTTCTGTTGTTCCTAAATAATAACTTTTTGTTGTGCCCACGTGTCTTATCAGTGTTGTAAAATTTTTGTATTTTTTTGAATCAATGATTCTCCTGTCCATGGGTAGAGCGATCTTTGGTCTGGGAGAACAATTGAATATTTTGAACCTGTTTTCTTCTGTTGTCATTCCTGGATCTCTTGCGGCTATATAACTCAAGGTCACTTCCGGATTCCAATTTAAAACAGTCATTGGATGTTTGCCATCGGCGATCAATAATTTCACAAGATCCGCTTCACTTTGTAGATATCCATGTTTCGTGTTTCCCTCGCTGTCTTTTAGTGTGGCGTCGTATTCTTCTTCGTACATGATGGGATCGGGTATGTACAATTCATTAAAACCCATCCCCGTCAACAATATTCCATCGCGATCATTCACATAATCCAACACAAACTTCACAGTGACAGAACCTGCTGTCATTATGCTACAATATTTTTTTGAATGAGAGATCAGATTATCAATATACTGATCCTCGTTGATGTTGATCACGTGCGGTTCAATGTTGTTTTGTTTGCACCAACGAAATGCCCACCAAGTGTCTAACGAGTTCTCTTTGTTGAGAGTTACCACTATTGGTATGAATTTAATTTTTTGTTTGACCAATATGTCCGCAACATACTCGCTGTCTATTCCCCCGCTCATGGCAAGATAGATTTTTTTATTATAAGTTTCGTGTATGTCTGATACTGCGTTTCTTGTGGCGACATCTATAGGAACAATTTTATTGGTTCCTTGAGGTCTTAAAAAACATTCAAAATCGTTGCTTGGATATGGATTTTCATAACTTCTATTCCATTTATATTTTATCCAATTATCTTTACCGTATCCTGGCAGAGAATCATAATCCATTATTTCGTAACCAATTTATGTAATGTGTTTTTTGTTTTTCCAAAAATTTAGATTGAAAGTGAGGTACAACCGATTCGGATTGTGTTTTATCTTGGCTCCAGGCAGTTTCCCATATGTGACAGTTCAACTCCCAATTCTTTTCGGAATATCTTGTGTCTCTGTATTTGTAAACAGTCACATTGGTTTCTTTATCGTTGATTGGGTTACAGACAGTGTTGAACCAAGCACCAGGAAAGTATTCCATCATTGTGTATGGATACACACAGAACCAAGCGGCACCGTGTTTCCTTTCTCGATCTTCTTGTAGCATTGTCTGTCCAAAATCATTATCTAATTTTTCTTTGTTGTTGGGAGCATACTGCACTGACGAATTTTCTAAAATCTCCCATTCAACTTCTTCCACAGATAGTTGATCATATATTTTTGGATGAACTACCGGAAGATGATCCATGTCTAAAAAAATATTAACAATATCAATATAATTTGCCTTTACATTATCTACACGCATTTCTTCCAACACAAGATGATCGCTCTTGATATAATCTATTGTGGGCAAGTCGTGTTTTTCAGAAAACAAATAGCCATTCCATTCAAAAACTTCTTTATTTTCTAAATTCTCTTCATTCTTACACCAATGTGAAGTGCTACCGGAACCAACAGGTTCTCCTTTGCTTGTGAATGACCAACCATGATATGGACATAGTCTGGTATTTTGTCCTTGTGTTCCTTTAAAATAAGAACCCTGATGTGGACAGATATTGCTGTAAAGAGTGTACAGGTCTTTGTTTTTATTTAATGACCAATCTTTTAAATGTGGTAAAACTTTCCACGAATTATTTTCCAAATCGTTTTTGTGTCCGAGCAACATAACAATTTTATTTATTGGGTGTTAAGAAAGTGTATTGACGTCCTGAAACAATGCAAGTTCTTTCTTTATTATCTCAACATCGTTGTTGTTCATATTTTCCAAAAGAACTTTTGATTTTGCATATACACTGCCAGGAACAGATAGTCCTAATATGTTCAATGAATCATTTATGATCTGTTCTGCGGTTTTTCCGGAATCCGAAATCTTGTCTTTGATTCTAACATCTTTTAGTGCCTTACGTGTGACCGATCTTATATCTGTATAATCAACGACATCCGGTAATCCTCTCAATCTCATAACACTTTCTATTATTTCATTTGCCGACGAATCAGATGCAGGATTGTGATATAATGCATTATCGTAACTGGAATTTGTTTCATACTCGTCAAAGTATTTTTTCCAATCGGCGTTCTGACTCAACCTAGATAGCAACTGTGCTATTGTTTTGTCAGAAGCAAAACTTTGATATATGTTGTGTGTGGTCAATGATTCGCTATAGGTAAAAATAGATCCTAAGTTGGATGTTTCAAGTGCAATTTGTGTTTCGATTGTATTTTTAACAGACACAAGATTATTATAATATTCAGTATATATACCGGTCGACAAGTTGTTGTGAAAGTTTGCTGATGTTGAAATGATGGAACTAACTAAAGAATTAAATGTGGACACATTCAAGTCTGTGCTGTCTTCCAAGGTATCTATCAAATCACTCATGTTTTGCAATGCTGTCTGATATGCTGTGTCTGTTGACATAATCTGTTGATTTATAAAAGTCATTGTTCTCGTTAAGGTTTCCAGGGTGTTATCCAAGTAACCGGCTATAGAGCCAAAGTGTCCATTTATTCCTCTGTTCATAGAATCTGCAGTCACTCCGTACAATGTGGGTATGGTCAAAATAAATCCTTGCACTTCGCTTAGATGTTGTAAGAATGTTCCTGTGTTTGGCCTGTCGTCGTCTGGATCTTGTTCACCTAGGCTACCATCTAAAATTTTTACAGTGTGTGCATCTAGTTCGTCCAGATATTTGACATTTAGATACGTGTTTGTGTTTATGGCATCTTTTATGCTGTTCTTTTGTGAGTTGGTCAAAACTTCGTTGACATCTGTTTTTGAAAGCAATGTTCTCGTTTTGGAAATAAATCCTGTGTTACAGTTTGTTATTCCATTTTGAACTCCTTGATTAGAGAAATTTGGTGATGTGTTAACTAATGTTTTTAAACCTTTTAAGACTGCCATTCTATGATCCTACAAATACATTGGGCGAACCTTGTATTACTCTAGTACAGGTCGGGTCACCCACCCTACCAACTCTTATACCTTCCGCATACACAGATCGAGTGGTTGCTTTCAAGGTTGCCGAATGAGGACAACAACACGGCGGACATCTACACGGTAAGAGATGTCTTGTGTTCCTATGACCGTTTCCGGACACTCTTATACCATTGGCAAACACACTTCTAAATGCACCTTTTCTATAAGGTGTTGAACAGTGTGTTGCTTCTCGATCACCTTTTCTTGCAATTGGTCTAGACATACCAATATTTATGGCTGTGAAATATGTGCGTTTTTAATGTTTAATGATAGAGTCGATGTCGTGTAATTTACGTAACAACGGTTCTAGATCTTTCAAATTTAAGTTATTGGGACCATCTGAATATGCCTGATCAGGATTGTTATGAACTTCCATGAAGATCGAAGCAACACCAACGGCAACACCTGCCTGTGCGATCACCGGAATGTGTTCTCTATTTCCTCCGGATGTTGTTCCTTGTCCTCCCGGTTGTTGACAAGAGTGTGTGGCATCTAGACACACAGGGTATCCTGTCTTCTTCATTTCGTATAAAGATCGCATATCAGTGACCAGTGTGTTGTATCCAAAAGACACTCCACGTTCACATAACATTATTTTATTGTTGCCCGTGGATGCTATTTTTTCTGCCGAATGCTTGATGTCCCATGGTGCCATGAATTGTCCTTTCTTAAGGTTGATCCATTTGTTTGTTCTGCCAGCCGCTAATAACAGATCAGTCTGTCTGGAAAGGAACGCAGGTATCTGTAACATATCTACAACTTCTGCGACAGGACCACACTGCTCGGCCGTGTGTATGTCTGTTACCACAGACACATCAAATTCTTTTTTTAATTTTTCAAATATCTTTAGTCCTTCTTCAAGTCCCACACCTCGCTTACCTTGTAGAGAAGTACGATTAGCCTTATCAAAAGATGATTTATATATAAAGTTCCAGTTATTTTTGTCACAAATACTTTTAATGGATTCACACATTCTAAATGCATGGCTCTCTGATTCTATTTGGCAAGGTCCTAACACAGCAAATAATTTTTTATCGTTGCCTAGCATTGAGTCTATATTCATTATTGTTTTTCCCTTCTTAAATTATTATTGATATCTATTGTTTTTTCCAATTGAGTGAATGGTATCTTTAGTATTTCTCGAGCAAAGTAAGCCAAAGCCGAAGTATCTTTTGGAAAACAGGATCCCGCATATCCTCTTTGTCCGTCATTGCCTGGTACTTTAAGATGTGTTGCTCCAATACGAGGATCTGTTGCGATAATTTTTGCAAAAGTTTCCCAATCAGCACCACCGGCAGATTTTAATACATCATACATCTCGTTCATGAAAGTAACTTTGGTTGCCAAAAAACTATTGATACAATATTTGATCATGGACGCTGTTATTATATCTGTTTTAAAAACAGGACAAGGTTTACAGATTGAATGATTCTTATATAAGTTTTCGACCCAATCTGTGCTCTCGTGTTCTCCGCCAAAAATATGCATAGATGGATTACAAAAATCATTTATATAATTTTTTTCAGTGAGAAATTCTGGATTATATACTAATCTTATATTTGAAAATTGTTTTATTATTTTTTCTATCATGTAAGATGGCACTGTGCTTTTTAATATTACAAATTGTGTGTAGTTGTTTAATTGTTTCATGACATCGAAAAGAATAGAAACATCACATTCCCCTGTAACCGACTGTGGAGTGGGAACACAAACAAAGGTTGCGTCTGGCTTGAAATTAATTAAATCTTGTATTGAATTGTTGTTGTGTTTTGGATCAACTATCAATTTATCAATAGTATGCGTGAATCCATGATCCACTGCTGATCCTACAAACCCATGTCCGATAATACCCAGTTTCATATGTGTTATATTATACTGGGTATTATGAACAATGTCTACTGTTTTTACAGTCCCATAAGGTCACGCACCTCGGGGTTGATCATGTCTCTACCCCATTGTGGTTGCATTGTGATCTTGACCTTGCACTTGAGACCTGATATGCTCTCCACCTTGTCCATGACGTCTTTTGGTATGATGTCCGCCGCTGGACAGAATGCACTGGTCAGGCTCATCAGCACGTGCACCGTCCGATCCTCTGTGACCTTGACGTCGTATATCAGGCCCAGGTTGTATATGTCCACGCTGATCTCGGGATCATAGCACTCCTTGAGTTTCTCGACTATGCTGGGCATCAGTTCTTCCTGTGTTGGTGGATGTTCCTTGATGTCTTTTAGATCAGTTTCCAGTTGTGGGTCAACGGATGCACTGTCATTTGGCACCCATCCTGGAGGTGTCTCAATCATGTGCTATCCTTATGATTCTGTTGATCAGTTCTCCCAGTCCGTTCTGCCTCTGCATTGTCAGTAGTTCTTTTATGCCCAGTGGTTCAAAACTTTCCACTGTGAGGTTCGCAACGGCACTCCTGTGCTCACCGTTTACTATGTCCGTGACAACTTTAGCAGTTCCTTTAGTAATAAAGGCATCACCATCAACTCTGTATTGCATTTTATTTTCTGCATCTGCACCGCCCACTATCCATAACTTACTGGCACAACCGTGTATTCTATTTTCTTCTGTTTTAACGGCGTCTGGTAACGGCTCTACTTCTTTTGCTTTGTCAACAAGATATTGTAGACGATCATGGCCTTCTAGCATTTTTAGATCATTACCAAATTCTTTTATTTTTTCTAGTATCATGCTCTTATGGTAACACGAAATAGTTTAAAAGTCAATATTGATTTATAATGAAAACTTTTTGAATGAGTCTTTTTTGACGTCTTGTTTGATACCACCCACAATGTATGATTCCACTTCTGTCTCTTGTGGTGCCACCTGCATACCTTTTGATGACAGCCAATGCTGTGTCCAAGGTAAAGGATTTTGTGATGCTGATATATCATAAATTGGATCAAAGCCCAGTGCTCTCAATCGCTTGTTTGCTGTCCACTCAACATAAGATCCTAATAATCTTTCGTTCAATCCAATAATTGATCCGTCTCTGAATAGATATTTCGCCCAGGCTTTTTCTTCTTCCACACAGTCTTTGAACATCTGGATCACAGTTTTTTCTGTACCTTTCATTGCTTTGGTCATTTCAGGATCATCACCTTTTTGCCATGCTTTGATCACGTGTGTTGAAAGGTTCAAGTGTGTGGCTTCATCCCTAGCGATCAGTGAGAGGATCTTGGCCGATCCCTCCATCAATTTCAATTCACCAAACGCAAAGGTACAAGCAAATGAAATATAAAATCTCAAACCCTCCAGCAAGTTCACGGTCATCATTGCCAGATACAGTTGTTTCTTAAGTTCGATCATGTCCACTTTTTTGCCCACAGCATAATCCATGGCCATTGCTCCGAACTTGTCATACTCACCTGTTACACTTTCTGCTCTTTTTAATATTTCTTTGTCATCTAATATTGTGTCAAACACTTCTGATGGATCCGAATACACATTCTTCATGATGTGTGTGTATGATCTTGAGTGTATGGTTTCGAAGAAATCCCAAGTCACAATACAGCCTTCCAGTTCCGGATTAGAAACATATGGCAAGAACATAAGACTTGGTCCTCTGCCCTGCACTGAATCCAACAGTGTTTGATATTTTAGATTGCTGGTGAATATGTGTTTTTGTTCTGGTCTGAATCCTTGATAGTCTGCTCTGTCTTTTTGTAATGAAACTTCTTCTGGTCTCCAGAAGTAACCAATCATGGTTTGGTTCAGTTTATCAAATTGTGGATATTTGAAATCGTCGTACCTCTGTACGCCACCGTCCTCACCAAAGAACATGGGTTGTTTTGTGAAATCTATTTTTTGTTTATTGAATACTGTCTTCGTCATCGGGTTATTTATATTGCACAGGCGTCACAGGCTTCTTCGTCCTCACTGTTCTCATTTACTCCAAGATCGGTTAGTTGTACGTCTTCACCATCTGCGGTTTCTGTGGTCTCTATACCTGATGGTTGTACATCTTCTTCGTCACCTTTGAAATCATAAGTGTTTTGATAGTAAGAAGTTTTCCAACCGTATTTGTATGAATTTAATAAATCCGAAGCCATTACTGACAACGGTACTTCGTTATTTTCATAGTTGAGTGGATTGTAACTCCAGTTGCCCGATATGGCTTGGTCAAAATATTTCTGCATCATTGCCACAACATTGATGTAACCTTCATTTGATGGCATATCCCACAACAGAGTGTAGGCATTTTTAAGTTTAGGAAAGCCTGGCACAATCTGTTTGAGTGGACCTTTCTTGCTTTTCTTAATGGATAACAATGCTCTTGGTGGTTCGATGCCGTTGGTTTCATTACTGACAACGGAAGAACTTTCCGATGGCATCTGTGCTGATAGTGTGGAATGTCTTAGTCCGTATTTTATAATGTCTTTTCTCAGTGACTCCCATGCATATCTTTGTTTGTGTGGCACAATTTTATCTATATCTTTTTTGTATGTGTCTATAGGCAGTATTCCGTCTGCATATTTTGTTTGAGAGAAACCTTCGCAGGCACCACGTTCTTCTGCCAGTTTGTTGGATGCTTTAAGTAGATTGAATTGAAATGCTTCGGATAGTCTATCCACTGAGTCCCATGCTTCTGGTTGTGAATAATTAAAACCTAGTTTGGCTAGATAATGTGCCAACCCAATATAGCCAACACCCAAACTTCTTCTTTTCTTTGTGCTGGTCTCTGCCGCTTTGACAGGATACTCTTGATATTCTATAATTTCTTCCAAGGCTCTCACAGCCAGGTCACATAAGTTTTCTAACTCTTCTAAATTATTGAGGGCACCCACATTGATTGCAGAAAGAATACATAAAGCAATCTCACCTTTGTCGTCGTCGATGTGTTGTATGGGTGTTGTTGGCAATGTTATTTCTTGGCAAAGGTTTGACATACTAACTTTATCTTTGAAGGACGAATGTGAATTACAATGATCTATGTTCATTATGTAGATACGTCCTGTCTCTGCTCTTTCTTTCAATAGATCAAAAAATAGTTCTTGTGCTGAAATAGTTTTTTTAGGAACATTTTTATCTTTTTCATATTTTACATATAAATCATCAAACTTGTCTGTGCCGAACGCATCATACAGTCCCGGGGTTTCGTGTGGAGAGAACAAAGTTATTTCTTCGTCGTTAATGAATCTTTCGTAAAACAGTTTAGATAACTGGATTGAATAATCTAATTTTCTAACCCTGTTGTCTTCTGTGCCTTTGTTGTTTTTCAGAACTAATATGTCTTCGATTTCTTGGTGCCATATTGGGAAGTGTACAGTTGCTGAACCACCTCGCACACCGTTCTGTGTGCAACACCTTACTGTGCTTTCGAATTTTTTGAGGAACGGGACGACACCAGTGTGTTGAACTTCACCACCACGTATCTTAGAATTGATACCACGAATTCTACCAGCATTAATACCAATTCCTGCACGACGAGCCACGTAAAGACCAATAGCCATGTCAGTACTAAAAATGCTAGGAAGAGTGTCGTCGCTGTCAACGAGAACACAACTTGCAAACTGTCTGATAGGCGTACGTACACCGGCCATGACCGGAGTTGGGATATTAATTTTGAATTGAGAAATTGCGTCATAATATTTTTTAACATAGCTCATCCTTTTGTTTTTTGGATAATCGGCAAACAGTGTTGCTGAGATCATCATGTACATATCTTGTGGAGTTTCGTACAACTCGCCCGACGATCTGTCTTGTACAAGATACTTATCTACCACTTGTCTTAAACCAGCATAGGCAAAATTTAGATCTCTGTCTCTTCTTATCCAAGTGTTAAATTTTTTTAATTCGGTTTTATTGTATTTTTCAACGATGCCTTTGTCATACACACCCAATCTGATATTTCTCAAAATTAATTTCAAGAGTGGCATATATTCATATTGACCGTGTGCTTCTTTTCTCACATCATAAAGCAGTAACCTTGCCGCGGCATATTGATAATTGGGATTTTCCAGAGTGGTCAGGTCATTGGCTGAACGCACAAGAACATTTTGAATGTCCTTCGTCGACATTCCGTCATAAAATTGCAAGTTGGCATTGATTTCTATCTGTGATGCTGATACCCCAGACAAATCTTCACAGGCTTCTTCAACAACAAAATGAATTTTATTGATGTCCAATGGCTCCAACCTGCCATCTCTTTTTGCGACATTGATGGCGGAGGTATTAATATTGGTCATTACACTATTATTCAAATTGGATTTTGTTTTTTTTGTATGGGTATTTATCAGATTTTTTTGTTCTTGTACCGAAATGTTTGCTGTCATAATTTTATTTTTATTTTTGTTTATTATAGACTATTATAATAAAAAAATAATGACAAGTCTATGACAAAATGTGTAAATCACACATACAACTTGTGATATTATTATATTATTTTGGAAAAAAATAATTAAACACCAACTGTGACTTGGTAGTTTAATGTGCCGGCAACACTGTTGTCGGTGTTATATCTAATTACCACAGAATCGCTTGATCCTGAAGAATCTAGATCATCCCACGAAGGTATCAAATCAACCTGCACATCACTGTTTTCTTCAAATTCGTCACTGTAGGAAACGCCAGTGGTATATGCGTTGATGATTAATTTTCCAACTCTATGATTAGAACCTCTTTCAATTTTGTATTCAATTGTGATCTTTTTGTTTTCGGCCGCCGGGATCATTATTCCTGTTGATGCCAATGACTGATTGTTTTGCAGAGTTGCAACTCTAACAGGACTGGTCAAATTGCAAACTCCTTGCACTTCATCTAGAGGAACCAGTGTGTTACTTCTTCTACCGCTGATGTCAAAATAGTCAAGTACAGAAGAACATTCATCTGCGTCAAACTGCACGATCGGGTATGTCGTTATGTTATCAACACCTCCGGAATTGGCCAAACCAACTGTTCGATCAAAAAAGTTATTGAAAGTTACCACATTTCTAACTTCTCCTGGGGAGTTAGAAACTTTTACAGCACTCTCATGAATTTGTTTAAATTGATTAGATAAAAACTGAATATTTTTTGGACCAGTTGTTTGTCCTGACGACGATCCATCTCCCAGCGTACCTATTACCGCTCCAAACCTAGCCAGTGTAAAATCTGAATTGATAAATTTCACAGATACAACATCATGATCCAATTGTACCAATCTAGCAAATTTTGTGAAAGTACATTTGTCAAATGTTATGTTTGAAGATGTTAATGCAGTTGTGGATTTAATCGTGATACCTTTGCCGATAGAAGAATCTATCGAAGGAACAACATCACCACCACCTAAAGTGTATGCACCTTCAAATCCACAATCATAAAACGAAACATTTTCTGCACAGTCTATAGATATCCCACCATAAGATGTACCTGTTTTAAAAGTGATTCCTTCTACGGAAATATTTTTAGGTGTTGTTGCTGATCCAGTCATGCTTCCAAATCCTACGCCATCTTGATCGACTGTTTGTGCTATTGAACCTGTACCTATGTTATGAATAATTGTCTTGCCGTTACCTTCTCCCACCAATTGGGCATAAGGTGGAATCTTTAATGTTGAATTTATTTTGTAAATGCCTGCAGGAAAAAGAATTATTCTTCTGCTTTGAGCATCACCTTGATCCACTATGTCGGAATAAATTTCGTCTAGGGCTCTTTGAATAGCCTGTGTGTTGGTGGTAGCAATTGAATCATTACCGTTTCCTATTGCTCCAAAACTTTTTATAGAAACAATATCGTCGAGTCTTGCCTGTAGAGATCTTGTTGTTGGAGAATTGACATTTGCACCAGTTAATATTGTGTCATCTTGTCTATAACCCTTGTAGATATATTGTAAAGCAGAAGCAAATCCTGTGGAATTTTCTGTGATGATTTCTGTGTTGCCCACAGCCGGTGCACCATCGGCCACTGTGCCATTACCTATGTAGAGTTTTTGTTCGTCAATCACCCAACCCAGTTCTCCCGCGGCAAGTTGTGGCAAGTCGGTTGCTTTACCCCTACGGTGTTGGATTCTTGAAATTTGCACTATTGGCACTGTATTTTCTCCTTAAAATTTACAGTATTTATGCTAAAGGATAGACTTATAATATTGCTCTAGTCGACGATACCATTGGTCAGACCATTTATCATAATCGTCAATTTCAAAGGTTTGATACTCGTTGTTTTGTGTGCAGATAAAAATACGTCCTGTTTTTATATCAGTATCAAATAGTTTGTTGTGTGCTTCTGCATAAGCCACTAATTGAAGATAGTAATCTTCCACCCATTCTTTCTTTTTCAATTTACGTGCTTGTTTGAAATCCATTATGGCAGGTGCTCCTTTGTACACTCCCACAAGATCTGTGGTACCTGCATATAGCTCGGGATAATAAAGCGAAACCTCAGATCCCCAAACCTCCGAAACATTGTTCAACCCATTGTCAATTATTATGTTGGCCATGGCATGTGCCTTCTGCTGTATGAGATTAGACCCTGGAGTTCGATCTTCGCCTTTCACGTGCTTCTCTAGGCTACGGTGCATCACTGTTCCTATGTTGGCACTCTCTGTCGTGATCTGCTGTGCCTTCTCCACACCAATCCTTTTACGCCAGGCGTGTAGGTGTGTCATATCCTTTGTGGCGCTCAGTACAGTTGTGACCGATGGCACCTGTCTTCCGTCGGGTGTTTCGTAATGACGTTTACCGTTACGAGATGCTCGACTGAGTTCGTTATATTCAAAACGTTGAATATATTCTATACCTTTGCTTTTGAATGTTTCTGTTGGTATTTTCATACAGTAAAAATTATATAGTATATTAGATTATATTACAATAAAATTCTGATTATGAATTATTGTCTGTGTTTCATAGCAGACTTGGCCATCTGCTTAACTTTATCCGTGGACCCTTGGTCGTCAAAATCCATTTCTGGATCTTTTTCGGCTTGTTTCTCAGTTTTCAATATGACTTTTTCTTGATCAAAATCATCAACAACACTTTTTAAAACATCGGAACTGTCGTACATGGACTTGAAAAGATTATAGTTGAACATGGGATATCCTGTGTTTTTCAATATCTGCTCCAAGGCATCAAAACTGATTTCCGAAGTTTGATCAACATCGTCGGCTGAACCTCTAAGGTTGGTCAACGTATTCATGACTGCGGATTGCAATTCTTGTGTTTTGGGATCTTGAAATTCTCGGAATCTCATCGGGATTACTTCCCGGCAAGTTTTGCGTATATTCTTGATGATGATTCAAAAACTTCACGCGATTCTCTTTGTTCTCTGCCTTCTGGTTCTGTGCCACCTGCTTCTGCATCTGTGGTTCCAAACTCGTCTGTTTCTGAATCTAATGAATCCAATTCAGTGTCCAATTCTGCTGTGTCATCGGCACCCATTGGTTCCGAAGCAGTTTCCTCACCAGTCAAAATTCTCACACCGTTGTCAAGGTCTTGCCTTGTTTGTGTCAATGTGGATTCTGCTGTTTCCAGTGCTGGTTGAACAGTTGAGATAAATGCATCTGCCTTGTCGGCACCCATCTCATCTCTGATTCTGTCTGCCAGTTCTAACATACTTTCAGTTTTCATTGTGGCCAGATCTTCTAGATAACCTGTTACCTTGTCCATCATGTCTTTGGCGGCCAGGATCAATTCTGATTGTTGCTCCACACCTTCTTGAACAGACTCTTTGCTTAATAGATCACCCACCACTGCTTTTTTCTCTATGTCGGTCAGTTGAGGTGTTCTTTCAATTTTTTTGATCATCTGTTGTGTCTTGGGATCGCTTAATGCTTTTTTTGTAAATCCTGCATCAACTTCTTTGATTGCTTGATTTATCACGTCCAACATCATTTGATGTTTTTGATAATTTGCATCATTTAGCTCTCTGCCAAAATGTGTGTTGTCTGTGATTGTATGAATTTTAGTTCTAACCATGTTGGCCATGTTTTCCAGTTGGATCTTGCTTAACCCAGAAAGGTCAAGTGTTTGTCCGAATCTAGATTCAAATTCTTTCAATAAAGATTCTGTGGTTACTTTCTTAGTTAGATCTAATGCTTTCATTATTAAACTGTTTCTGTTGTTCTTTCAGATTTTGTAATACCTTGCTCACCGTTGTAGGCATCTATCTGATCTGCTATTGTTTCTACGAATGCGTCAAATTTATCTAATGCCGCTTGATTAGGCCAAACGTTTACAATCTTTAATGCATGTGAACCATCTGCGTTCGCAGTCACAGTTTTTTCAGTTTCTATCTCTCCTGCTTCCATCATTCTCATGATTTCAGTTCTCAAAGGAGCATATGTTTTGAAAAAACGGACAGAACCTGTTGGTATATTAAAAGTTTGTGTTGTTCTTATCGCCATTTTTTTTCTCCAAATTTAAAGTTTTTCAATAACTCTTGTTACTTGTATGTTATTTATTCTATTGTACTCATTAATAGCGTCAGTATGACTACTGATTTTAGACTCAAAATCTTTGTAATCAGCATCGTTTGGCCAGTGTGTGGTTAATACGAGCTTGTTTGCACCATCCATGCTAGTGACTTCTTTTGTTGTTATGACTTTTGTGTCTATGGTTGTTAAAGAATAGGTTCGCCATAACTCTTCTAGTTGAGGACTAGATTTGAAATATCTTACCTTGCCAACAGGTATAATAAATGTATATGTTACTTTAGTAGCCATGATAATATATATTTACTGTTATTTATAATCATTTAAAAACCTAAATGTGTGATCGAATATTTGATGTATTTCTGACTTTATCTCGTCTGCTCGCCTGTTGGTCTCTATCAATTTGTTAGAATAAACAAACTCCTTGTCGTCATCGGTTTCTTTGACTGCTATTTTATAGAACCTCTTGAAGTTCTTTATATCAAATAGTTTTGATGCGAATTGTTCATCCAATGTTAATATTTGAGAAGGTATGTTTTTTTGATCTGCTAGATAATGTGCAACCAATATGGCAGTCTGTTTGAGGAAAATACTGTCATACAAAATCTTTGCCTGTGTCATGTCCGCTATCACATAAACATATCTGGTTGGATCTATCTTCTTGGGGACGATTGCGATATTACCAATTAAGATACCTTTGGAAAACTGTTTTGGTAAATGTCGAAAAGGTCTTTGCTTTTCGTCGTTTTTGGCCAGTTCATTTAATTTGTTCTTGAGATTGTAGGATTTTATTTGACTCTCAAGTATCTCATTTTTATTATCAACAATTTTTTTTGCCATAGAAATTCATACTACTTAACTAAACGTATGCTTCTATTTAATGCATATTGGGTATCATCAACAAGTTTTTTTCTTACCAGAGCACCCTTGCTGGCCAATATCCTTGCAGTTTCTATGTCTTCCACATCGAGGTTGCTTTGTAGGATTGGTAATTTACTTTTATATTTTTTTATAAAAGCAATTTGTCTTTGTGTTATGTAGACTCGAGCATATCGAGATAATTGTATGAACATTTTTTAAAGTTTAAGTTTGAATTCTATGAGGGCATCTTCATCAGGATCACAACAATCGTTGATAGTAATCCTGCTACCACGGTACCCGCGGTCATGATCAAAGTTTTATTGGAACTCTTGTGATTGTTCGACAAGTCGTCGTTGATTCTTTTCAATGCCAGTTCAATTGACGACAGGCGATCGTGTAGGCCTTTGTATCTCTCAGAGCAAAGGTCCACGTGTGCTTCCAAATTTGTTTTTTCTAAATCACTCATAATAGTTCTCTTTTTCGCATCCATATGGATGCAGTTTTTGTTGCCTGTTTGAGAAGTTGATCTGCCTATTTGAGCCTAATATACTATTATTTATCTGTCGGGCCTATATCAATAAAGTATGTATTTTTAAATTTTGTATCCTGCGTGTTGAAGCAATTGGCCGGAAATGTGACTGTTTCCTGTAAAAAGCCGTGTGTTGGTATCAGGTCAAAATCTGTTATTAATCCAGCCACTCCGTTATCGCCATCACTGTAAGCACCAGTCTGCTCAGTTCTCCATGTGAAGGACCATATGTTCTGTTTGCCTTCTTTGTAGAAAGATCCAAAATGGAACTCCTTTAGATCAACTGATTGTTTTACAGGATCGTGGTCCCAATCCACGTTGGCCCTCAACTGTATCAGTTGTTGCACCGTGACGAAATTGGCTTTCTGCAATTTCACAGTTTCCAGTGTG